TATTGGAATTACCAATGGGAACCTGTCGTAATATGGCAACGAATCTTTCGTCTTTGGATCATAATAATAAAAGTACATACGACCTATGATAGACTGATTTTTAAATCGTTCACGATCACGCATCAACTCACCTTTAGTGGGTCTGAGTGACGGAACTTTGGACTTCAGCCACGCACGTGCTTCACGTGATCGTGGAGCATATCCTGACTTAGCAAGGGATTCCTTAATTCTATCAATTAGTCGTTTCGCCATCTTGTATTTATCTGATGCCTAAATGTTTTTCTGTGAGAATCTGGAATTGCCATCCATGATCTTTGCAGAACTCTTCGGCAGCATACCACTTGGCTTTGTTGATTTCGTAAGTGATTGCTTCTTGGAGATAAGTCTTTGTCTTACGTTTTTGTGTTGGTGGTTGAGTCTGCTTTTCCGGCTTGACTTCTATTACATAAGTCATTACTGTGCCGTCAGACCTACGCATCTTGGCTATAAAGTCTGGAAAGTATCGATGCTTTTTTTTGTCTACTGGACTGAGATATGGAATGGGAAGTTCTTCCGAACCCCACCAAATGACGTTCGGATTCTCATCTAAATAAATCATTACCTTTATTTCCCACGTAGACCTATAGATGATATTATTGGGGTCACCCCTATATTTCTGTGGGTTTTTCGGTCTAAATCTTCCTTTATTTGACATAAATACTATCTAGTCAACCTTTTAGGAATTCTCATGGCATTTTTCGGTCTATCAGATGTAAGATTTAACTATGAAGATAAGCGCACGTTCGGTGCTCTATCTGCGCTTGAAAATGTCGATGGGGGTACATTCAAAAAGAATGCTCTAAAATATCCTTTGGATGTTGGTAGTGCTGACAAAGGACATTACATGATCTTCTTTGTTCGTCAGCAGAAAGAAACTCAGTTCTCTGTTGAAAATCGTGGTGGTCAAGTTTTTGATGCTAAGACAGAAGAAAATATTCAATCTCAATTATCAAAAGGAACTTCTGTTGCTGGAAGAGTTTCTTCTAGTAAAGTTAAAAATTCATTTGCCGATAGGATAAACAGAAGTTTAGAAAATCAAATTGCCGGTTTCAATACGACTCTTTATAATAAGTTTGGCACCGCTGGTCAAAAAGTTTCAGGTGCTATTTCAAACTTTTTTCAACCAAATTCAGTTTCTCTTGGTGGTGAACAAAAAACAAATGATAATATCACCAACTCAATAAAAAGAATTACCGACAAAACACCTTTTGGTTTTGTCAACAAAACGCAACTGACTACAGATTCAATTGCTTTATACATGCCCGACACTGTTCAATTTGATAGTCGTCAATCATATGATGGTCTGTCACCTGGTAAAGAATTATTAGGACAAGCACTTGTTGCTTTACCTGGTTTGGTTGATATCTACAGAGCACCGGGTGGTGGCGGTAGAGCCGCACTAGAAGCAATCAAAAAGACGGGTGCTTTACAAGCACTTGCTGAAAGATTTGTTGGTGGTGTAACTGGTGCACAAGATACAACTCGTCTTGGTGTTTTTGGTGTAACTGGTCGTGTAGTAAATCCAATGCTAGAATTGATTTATAACTCACCAGATTTCCGTCAGTTTCAATTTGAGTTTTTCTTTTGGCCACGTGATGAGGCAGAAGCACTTCAAGTTCAAAAGATCATTGAACGATTTAGATTTCACCAAGCACCCGAATTAGAGAAAATTTCTGGCAAACAGTCAGGCCTTTTGATACCACCTTCTGAGTTTGATATTCAATTCTATTATGCTGGTCGTCAGAATCCAAATATACCGCCAATCGCATCTTGTGTTCTCGAAAACATTCAAGTGAACTATGCGCCACGTGGATGGGCTGCGTATGAAGTGCCAGGTGAAAATAATCCAGATTTAGGTCGCACAGGTATGCCAGTAGGTATTCAAATGACTTTACAGTTTAGAGAAACAACTTACATCACTAAAGAAGATTTTGATAGTGCCGTTGGTTCCAAAACAAACGCATTAGGTGTTGATGTTCGTGCTGTACCAAATGAACCTTACACGAACTATAATTGGGCAAATGGTGGATAAATGGCAAATTACTTCAATTATTTTCCTTCAACTTTTTATAGTGTAGATTCTGATAAGCAAACATCTTTAGATATTGTAACAAATATTACTGCTCGTTTTGCTTTTGAACAATCTCTAAAAGAGAATTCTACAATCTTTTATCCTTACGATATAAAAGATTCTGATACACCAGAATCGATAGCATATAAAATTTATGGTAGTTCAGAGAGGCATTGGATTGTATTGAACTTCAATAACATTATTGATCCACAGTATGACTGGCCATTAAACTATCCAAATTTTACCGACTATGTGAATCAAAAGTATGCAGCAAATGGTGCGGCAAATACTACCGTGCAGTCTGGACTTACTTGGGCACAAAGTGAAAATAATGTACACTCTTATTATAAAATTGTCACAAGAAGCACAAACGCCGTAACTGCGGATAATAAAACTATAAAAGAAAAAATTCAGATAGACGAAGATGCTTATACAAATCTACAGACAAGTAGCAATCAGTACACTCTAAAAAATGGCACAGTTATCACTGAGATTGTGGCTAAAGAAAAATTGACTTATTATGAGTATGAAATGCAAGAGAATGAAAAAAAGAGAAAAATTAAATTATTGAAACCGGAGTTTGTTTCTGACGTATTCGAAGAATTTAAAGAAATAATTAGATAATGACAGTCACTTTAAAAGACTCTACACAGTTTAGAGTAAAAAGAATTTCAATTATGACCAAAGGTGGAGCAATTGACGTTGCACCTTTGTATGATGAAATTAACATTTATGATTCTTTGTTTATGCCAATGTTATCTGGAAATATCCTGATAACTGATACTGTTGGTTTGTCTAAGGCTTTGAACTTTGATGGTTCTGAAGTAATATTCATCGACATAGAAAAAGCATCTAACTTTTTGTCTTTTACCAAGTCATTTAGAATTTACAAACAAACTGATCGAAAGAATGTAAATCAATCTACCGAGAAATATATTCTACATTTTATTGCGGATGAGTATGTGTTCTCAAGCCAACAAAGAGTGAATCAAAGTTATCAGATGACTTACTCTGAGATCGTGAAAAAGATTTTGCAAAATTACCTGAAATTGGAGAACAATGAAAAAGGTATATTTGAGAACTCTTTTGGAATTAAAAAAGTTGTGATACCTAATCTCAACCCAATAGATGCAATAGAGTGGTGCACCAAACGTTCTGTTGATAATAAAAATGCGCCCAGTTTTGTTTTCTTTTCTAATTTAATTGGATATAACTATACATCACTATCAAGTCTTTTGAAAAAAGATTCTATTCTTAGAATTAAATTTGATCCTAAAAACATCAATGATGGTGATGCACTAAATGAGATAAGCAGTGCCAGAGGTTTTGAGTTAGTTGTTCAAAACGATTCAATAGATAAAATTCGTAGTGGTGTAAATGCTGGTAAGTTTATTGGATTTGATCCTCTTACAAGAAGTTTTAATGAAAAAAATATAACGTTCAATGACCATTACAACTCGGTTGATCATTTGAATAAAAATCCAAACAAAACAGAAATCTTTAACAAAGACAATACAACTAATTACACTTCAATTAATTCACGAAAAGTTTTAAGCATCTTTGGTACAAATAGAAAGAATAGTTCGTATATTAAAAAAAATGATCCTGATTCAATTTCTAAAATTGAAGATTATGAAAATTTCTCATTCCAAAGAAGAGCAATTTTTAAGAATCTGATTGCCAAAAGAATGAGAGTTGTGATGCCTGGAAATTTTCAATTAACATCTGGATTTAATGTAGAAGTTTTGACTTCTGGGTTTAGTCGTAAGAGCAAAGGCTCAGAAAATGATGATGTGTCTTTAAATGGAAAATATTTAATTGTTGCTGCAAGACATACTCTAACTAATAATAAACACGAAACTTTAATTGAAATTGCAACCGATTCAACAACAGACGCAAGAACATACACAAGTAATCCACAACAAAACGAATTATTGAAAAGAGCATAAATGAGTGACAGTGCATATGATTTTGCCGGTAAAGGCAGTTTTGTTTGGTGGGTTGGTGTCGTTGAAGATAGACAAGACCCACTAAAACTAGGTCGTTGTCGTGTTAGATGTATTGGTTGGCATTCAGGAAATAAATTAGAACTACCAACAAATATGTTACCTTGGGCAATACCAAGTGTGCCAATTAATATGTCAAATATTTACGCACCAAAAGAAGGTGATATGGTGTTTGGATTTTTCGTTGATGATGAGAATGCACAAGAGCCTGTGATGATGGGAGTTCTTCCAGGCATACCATTGAGATCAGCAAATCCAAAAGAAGCGTTTACTGACCCTAGAACATCGGCGCAACTTTCTGCTGCGCCAGTGAAGCCGTATGAGTCTGCAACAAACTACCCACGTAAGTTAGATGAGCCAACAACATCAAGACTTGCACGAAATGATTCAGATTATCCATCAGAAATTGTAGCAGCAAAGAAATCAAAGAAGGCAAGCAAAGTTGAACCAGACTCTTACTATGCTGCAAAATATCCATACAATAATGTGTATGAATCTGAGTCTGGTCATGCATTAGAATTTGACGATACTAAAGGAGCCGAACGAGTACATGTATATCATCGTTCAGGTTCTTACACAGAATGGGCACCTGATGGCTCACGATCTGAAAGAGTGCAAAAAGATAAATTTGAAGTTGTTATTGGCAACGAACAAGTATATGTTAAAGGTGATGTTACGGTTTATATTGATGGTAATGCCACAGTAGATGTAGGAAAAAATGCCACACTTAAAGTCGGTGGAAACTTTCAAGCAGATATTGGCGGAACATGTAAAGTAACTTCTGGTGGTAACATGACATTTAAGGCACCTAGAATTGATCTAAACTAATATGGCACATGAATTTGTAATACTTGTAAATGGTGAGTTAAAGACTTATCATAATTATGAAGATATACCAGAAGAGTTCGACAACGTAATTAAGTTTTTACCTGAAATGCCTCCAGCACCCCATACACACGATGAGCATGATGAAATGTCGCTATGGAACGAAAGATTACAAAAACTAATGGAGAGAGAACGTGCCCGCAGCAACTAGAATAGGTGACGCAGATGTTGCACATTGCTCCGGTATGGTGAGGGCAGCAGGATCACCAAATGTTTACGTTAATGGTATACCTTGGTCTAGACAAGGTGATGTTAATACTGTGCATTTACTACCAGGTTCACCATGTCCACCACATGCAGCACCAATAGCATCTGGTTCATCTACTGTAAAAGTTAATGGAATGGGCGCTGGCCGTGTTGGAGATGCCATATCTGGATGCACTTCAGTAGCAGCAGGTTCGGGAAATGTTTTTGCCGGAGGTTGAATAAATAAAAGATGACAACCACAATAACTTCAAGAAATCCAGTAATAACATCTGAAAGAATTTTCAGAGATTTGGATTTAAATTTTAATATACATCCTGTAAAAAAAGATGTGTCTAAACACATCAATGAATTTGCAATTATAAATTCCGTTAAAAACTTAGTCTCTACTAATTTTTACGAAAGACCCTTTAGACCAGAAATTGGTTCTGGAATAAGATCGCTTTTATTTGAAAACGTTGATCCGTTAGTTGCTGCACAGTTAGAGAGAGCATTATTTGAAACAATTGGTAATTATGAGCCAAGAGTTTCTATTACTGATGTTCAAGTAAGAGCATCTCCAGATGATAATCTATACGCAGTTTCTTTAAGTTTTTTGATTGTAAATAATCCAAATCCAATTACTATTGATTTCTTCTTAGAAAGAATTAGATAAAAATGGTAGACAGACTAAGAGTAACAGAACTTGATTTTGATACAATCAAGCAAAATCTAAAAACATTTTTAAATCAACAATCAGAGTTTTCTGACTACGACTTTGAAGGCTCAGGCTTGTCAATTTTGCTTGACATCCTTGCTTACAATACTCATTATCAAGCGTACTATTTGAACATGGTTGCTAATGAAGCGTTCATGGATACAGCTTTACTTCGTGATTCGGTAATATCACATGCAAAAACATTAGGTTATGTTCCTTATTCTCGTAAAGCACCTAGGGCTTTAATTAACTTCACAGCTAATTCAAGTTCAAATGCAGCAGCAACTATGACCATTCCAAAAGGTTATAGATTTCTTTCAAATGACATTGATGGTGTAAGTTATGGATTTGTCACACTCAACGAAACTACAGTAACGAAGGCGAATACACAGTTTCAATTTATTAATTTACCCATATATGAGGGTCAATTAGTAACATATTCTTATAATCATAATCAAGCAACAAATCCAAAACAAATTTTTACTTTGCCTGATACTGGCATAGACACAACAACAATTTCAGTTGCAGTTCAAACATCTGCAACAAATACTGAAATTTCAGTCTACACACTGGCGACTGATGCAAGCAATACAACAACACAATCTGAGGTTTTTTATTTACAAGAAGGTAAAGCAGAACAATATCAAATTTATTTTGGTGGTGGTGTAATTGGTAAAAGTATACCAGATGGCTCCATCGTAAACATCACATATCTTGTTACGAATGGAGATGCTGCAAATAAGGCAAACAATTTCGTAGAGACATTACCACTTGCTGATTCATTGGGACAAAATTATCCTGGTGCAAATACTTCTTTATCAACTACCGCAGTTAGTGAAGCCGCTGGTGGTGCAGAGCGTGAATCGGTTGACAATATCAAGTTTGCTGCACCATTGCAGTTTACGACTCAGAATCGTTTGGTTACATTCAAAGACTATGAAACATACATTCAAAAAAGTTATCCATCGGTAACTTCGGTATCTGTTTGGGGCGGTGAAGATGAAACACCTCCAACTTTCGGCACAGTATACGTTGCGTTGAAACCAAAAGAAAATTATTATTTGTCTGATACGGAAAAACAAAGAATCATTGATGAGATTATCAAACCTAAAGCAGTCGTTGCAGTGCAAACAATTATTCGTGATCCAGAATTTTTATATCTATTGATTTCGGCAGATGTTAGTTACGATAAAAATAAAACTACATTGACTGAGGAGCAACTAAAAACCGCAATTAGAAATGCAATTCTAGGATACAAAACAACTTATTTGGATAAATTCTCAGGTAAGTTTGTTGAGTCTAGAGTACAAGATGCAATCGATGCTGTAGATAGAAATACTATTTTAGGTAGCACAATAGTTACACGTGTGCAGAAAAGATTTACACCTGATGTGACGGCAGCAGTTCCTTACACAATTGATTTCGGTGTACCACTCCGTAGAGGTACCATTGGAAACAAATTAGAATCTACGTTCTTCACTGTTGCCGATTCGGGAGGTGTAGATCGTCAAGTTCAATTTGATGAGATACCACAATCCTTCTCAGGTATCAGTTCAATCAAAGTTATCAATCCTGGTCAAGACTATATTAGCCAACCAAAAGTAACGATTGAGGGTGATGGAGAGGGTGCTAATGCCGTTGCTGTAATAGTCAACGGTCAAATTCAAAGTATTGATGTAACAAATCGTGGTATTGATTACACACGTGCAACAGTCACAATTTCTGGTGGAGGTGGATATGGAGCATCTGCTACGGCAGTTATTGATGGTCGTGTTGGCACTATTCGCACTGTATATTATGATGCAAGGGCACAGCGTCAAATTGTAGATGATAATGCGGGTGAAATTGACTACGATACAGGAGTCGTAAAAATATCAAACATTCTAATCAAAGATGTTGATTCAGTTGATGGAGATGTTCGTCTTTCCATTGAATCAGAAAAAGGAATACTAAGTACAATCAAAAATAATATTATTACAATTGACGAAAACGATCCGACATCTATTAGTACAACTCTGCAAGCCGCATAATGACTACTAATTTAAAAACGTCTTTACTTGTAAATCGACAAGTTCCAGAATTTGTTCGTGACGAATATCCACAATTCGTTGCGTTTCTGGAAGCATACTATGAATTTTTGGAACAAAAACAGGGAACAGAAATAAATGATCTGACGACCGTTTCTAAAAATTTACGCACGATTAAAGATGTTGACGATTCAATTGACGAATTTGAACAAAGTTTTTATAATACATACGGTGCTCTAATTCCTGCCGACGTTCAGGCCAACAAAGCACTTCTATTCAAACATCTAGTTGAACTGTATCGTTCAAAAGGCGCAGAGAATTCTTTTAAACTTTTATTTCAATTAGTGTTTGGTGAAGATTTAGAAGTTCTTTTACCTAAAAATAATGTTCTGAAGCCGTCGGCAAGTAAATGGACAATCGATAATAAACTTCGTATTAACTTAGACACATTCTGTCTTTATAAGGGTGACGGAACAAAGAAAATATTTCCTCTACCACAAGAAATTGGTTTCGAAGATATTACCGTTTTTGTTGGTGGAGTGTTAAAAGAAATTAATGTTGATTATTCTGTCAATAAAGAATATCGCCAATTAATATTCAATACTGCTCCTCAAAATAATATTGAAATAAAAGTAGATATAAGAGATTTTGATTTTAAACTATTCGTAAATCGTAAAGTTACAGGTCTGTCATCTGGCGCAAGTGCTATCATTGAAGATGCGAATCGCAGAATTATTTCCGACACATTCAACTTAGGTTTGCCTGTTGAACTTTTAATTAATGCTAAATCACGCAGAGGAACATTCTTAAACGGTGAAGTAGTATCGATTCCAATATTAGACTCAAATGATGAGTTGATTGAAGTTCGTGCTTCCACATTTTCTGTAATTAAAAGATTTACAGTTGTTAATAGTGGAAGTGGATATCTTGTAGGAGATAAAGTCACAGTATTTGGTGGAAACTCTTCTGTAAACGCCACAGGAACAGTTTCAGAAATCTTTTCTGGAACACTATCTTCCATAGTATCATTGGTAGGCGGTGCTGTGTTCACAAACACATCTCCGATTATTCCATCAGGAAATGGAATTTATGCTATTGAAGCATTTGTTGACGGTATTGATACTAGCGGCACAAAATCTGCAAACAACTTTTTAGTATCAACTGATGTTATAGGCTCGTTTAACGGCAGCATTCATGCGGCAAATACTGTAATTAGTTGTACGAACTATGGATTTGTAAACGCAAATATTCCTACTGGCGAAAATGCAAGCACTCGAATTATTGATGCTTTATCTTACGACCGATTAACTGTCGGCCCAATCACCAATGTAAAAATTCTTATTACAGGTGTTCCACTAGATGTACCAGTTTCTTTGGATGCATTTGGCGCCCTGTATGGACCAAACACAAATTATAGAACTGTAAAAAGTCTAGGTTCAATTGGTTCTTTTAAAATTAATCATGGTGGGAATGGATATAAAGTCGGTGATGAAGTAGTTTTTGGACCTAGCCCAATCATGACTTTTGGTCAAGGTGGTGCTGCTGTTGTCGGTAGCGTCAACGCTATTGGTTCTATTGTAAGAGTCGATGTTGCAAATGCCAGGGTTTCCGGCACAGTGTCTTTATCTGGCGCACCTCCATCATCTTCTCTGCAAGGAACTGGCACATCATTTACGAATGAATTAAAAGTTGGTGATATAATTGATGTTAATGGTGAATCAAGAATGGTTGCAACCATCACATCAGACACAGTTTTGTCCGTTAAAGATATAGATGGCATTACTTCCAATCCATTCAACAAAGCACATACAAATCAAAAACTTGGAGTATTTAATTATTATCCTAAAGGTGGACAAGGATATATTCAAAACAATTTTCCAACTGTAAGTGTTTCTTCTCCAACAGGTGTTGGCGCAAACATAGAAATTGCTTCAATCGCTTCAGATGGCGAACAATTACAACCAACTGGTAATGGTGTTATTGGTTCTATTGTTACAGTTGATGTTGTTGATCCTGGTTCAGGATACGAATTCATTCCTGTCAGTGTAGTTGAAAGTGCCAATGGAGTTGGTGCTAAAGTCCGTGCAGAAGTTGAACAATCTTATATTACCACAGAGGGTAGATGGACGACATCTGATTCGATCATTTCTTCAATGGAAAGAAAGATTCAGGGTCAAGATTATTTTGTTGATTATTCTTATGTTCTATCATCAAAAATTGAATTTTACAAATATAAGAAATTATTAAAAGAACTCCTACATCCTGTAGGAATGGTAGATTATTCTGAATATAAAAAATCGCAAGTAATTGAGGGTGATGATATTGTCGTTAAGAAGAAAAATGTTACAACAGATGAACAATTTAGAACAATTGGTGGTCGAGTTAATGTTGGAAACGGCAGCATTGTAGTTACTGGAATTAATACAAAGTTCAATACAGCAGCTTATTTGGGAATTATAGAACCAGTAAGTCGATTGACAAAGATTGCCGTTAATGGAGAAATTAGAACTGTCAATACAATTTTGAGCAACACAATAATGTTGACCATTGGTGAGGTTGCAAATGTTGTTGTTGCTAACTCTGGAAACGGATATGTAAATGGCAATTTAGTTTTTTCAAATGGTGGCGGCACTATAACAAGTCTTTCAATTAGACCAGGATACAACGGCTCTGGATATTCAAATGGTATTATTGTATTCAAGAATGTCGAAGAGGGTGTAGTTGCGATTGCAAATGCTGAAGTCTATCCATCGAATGGTGCTCTGAGAAGAGTAACACTTACAACTGGTGGTTTGTATTCCGACAAGCCTATTGCAGAACCTTTTGAAGATCCTCATCTGGTATTCTATTCAAATACTGTAACAGTAACAAATCTCGGTAGAGGATACACAAAGGGTAAATTTATACCAATTGGTGGTGCACCCACAAGAGAAACACAAATATCTTTTGATGTTTTTTCTAGCAACGGTTCAGTAAACTCAAGTTCTATTACTGTAAGTGATTCTGGATTGTATGAATCAAATGTTGTTCTTTTTCCAAACACAACACCAAACTCTGTCATTCATACGATGTCAATTGCTAATACAGGATTAGGACACTCGAATGGTACAATCGTATTCAATGATACAGGCATTGCGACAATTACAGCAAATGCTGGCGCAGTTGGTGTGAACAGTTGGATTAACTTTAGTAATAACATTGGTATAATTGGCTCAAGCAATCTGATTTCTGCAAATGCCCGTGTGTTTGTGAATACAACTGGACATATTATGAATGTCACTGTGTATGCAAATGGCGTTTACTTTAATCCACCTACAATTTCTAATGTCTACACAAGTTTAATATATTCCGAAAACACAACGCCAATATCAACATCGTCTTATACTAATGCTGTCTTTACTATTGCAACTTTAAGATATTCAAATCAACCCGCAGTAGTAACCGCTGAAGTTTATCCGTCAAATGGTTCAATTCGTAGTATCACTATACGAGATGGTGGTTTATACGCCAACTCCTTAAGAGTAACTTCAATTACTGCAAACGACGGTGCTGTTGCTGTAAACAGTTGGATAAATCTTGATGGTTATTTGGGATACAATACATCAACAAATTCTGCAAACGCTCGTATTTTTGTCAATTCAACGGGATATATTGAAAATGTAACCATTTACGCTAATGGATTCTATCGTAGTATTCCAGAAGTTTCAAATGTCTATACGAATCTAATATATTATGAAAATGTGGCTGCCATTTCCACTGCTTCATATAGTAATGCTGTGTTTACAATTACTACCGCAGATCGACCAACCACAATTGGTCAATTAATTGGTGTGCCGAACACATGGCCTGTTTCCGTTACTGGCGTGGGTCCAAATGTTTCTGTAAATCCTGCAATAACATTCAATGGCGCATCACATCAAAATGGTTTTGTTACATTCTCTGGTGGTGATCCAATCGTCAACGCAAATGCTACGATTGAAGTTTATGAATCAAATGGTGTGATTCGCAGCATTACTGTTACAAATCCAGGACTATATAGAACCGCTCCAACTGCAACGCCAAACAGCGTTCCAGTTTCAATCACAGAACTTTTGCCGTTGTTGCCTAATTTTGGCGGAACTGGGTTCTCAAATGGATATGTTAAAATTGTTGGTGGTGGCGCAAACACTCCAGCCAATATTCAAGTAGTCGTTAATTCTACTGGAGCTATTGTCAGATCACAGATAAATAATATCGGATTGTATGCTAATGGTGAAAATATCAGTGTGAATCCTGGTGTTCATACCATTACAGCAAACGCTGGTGCTATTGCTGTGAACAGTTGGATTTCGTTCCCAATCGGAACACCCGACGCATCTCAAAACATAGCAAACGCCCGTGTATATGTGAACACGACAGGTCATATCATGAATGTGTCTCTGTTCGCAAATGGCATTTACACAGTAACACCTAATATTTCAAATGTCTATACAGACTTGACATATTATGAAAACACTGCTGCCATTTCAACCAGTTCATATACAAATGCGGTGTTCTCTATTGTGATGGGTCCGGTTATTCATAGAATTAGTAGCACTCCATCAGTTAGTGGCACAACAGCAAATGGAAATGGAACGCAATTCTCTTTATCATATAATGCAAACGTAGTCTTTACAGCAAATAGTAATGTTCTTACAAATGCCACATTTACAACTGCTGGTGTAGCCAATACACAAACGATTGCGATTATTGATGTTGGTTTTGTTGAGACAAATACAGCAGCAGTAGGCACAGTAGAAGTTTATGATAATAGTTCGGGAACGATGCCAGTTGGAACTGTTAATGGTGCGATTCGTAAAATAACAGTTACGAGCAATGGTGCGTATTATTATCCACCAACAATTAGACCGAATTCTGCTGGAAATAATGCGATATTGATTACGACTGCTGGAGCATTTACGCAGACTGCGAATTTACAAACAGCAATATTCTCTTATCAACCAAAATCTGTTTATACAGAAGATGGTATTGAAATAGAAACTGAAGATGGTATTATCTTCACAACCGATTAGGCTTTCAAATGACAACAGTTAAATTATCAGAACTAACCGAACTAACAACACCGTCATCGAATACAGAAAAGACATTTTTACTGGTAACTGACACTCAAACCGGTTTAGCAGTTTCTAGGAAAATGTCCGTGAAAACATTAGATACATTGATGGATGTGACTCAAGGACAGGCAAACTTGGCATTTAATCATGCTAATAGTGGATTCAATCAAGCCAACGCAGCATTCATTCGTGCAAATAATTCTTTAAGTGCTAATAGTGGAGGAATAGTAACAGGTGATGTTTCCATTACTGGTAATTTAACCGTAACTGGTGTAACGACTTACACTAACACCCAAACCGTTTTAGTTGCGGATAATATACTTACTTTAAACGCTGCAATAGATCAATCGGCTGCTCCATCTTTAAATGCTGGATTAGAAATCGATAGAGGCAGTTCTGCAAATGTGTATCTTTTGTGGAATGAATCTAACGACAAATGGACATTTACAGAAGATGGTACAAACTATGACAGTATTGGTAGTGCATCTACAGCTTCTTATGCCAATGCAGCATTTATACATGCCAACTCTGCGTTCATTCATGCTAACTCAGTATTCGATGTGGCGAATGCGGCGGCAGGAACAGATGTGACACAAAACAACAGTATTACGGCAGCATTTAATCAAGCTAATGCTGCATTTGATATTGCTTACTCTACTTCGTTTTATGCTAATGCCGCATTTATACAAGCAAATACACCAAGTCATGTAGCAAATTCTGCTGCAATTTATGCTAATGGTGCTTTTGCTGCTGCGAATACTGCTGAAGCATACACAGCAGCAAACTTATCAACAGAATTGTGGGCAACATCACCACCCGCAACTTTACAAGCCGCAATTGAAAGACTTGCCAATGTAGTGATAGTGTTAAATGGATATACTCCAATACCATAATAAATAAAAATTATGCCATCAGTAACTTCTAAAAAATTAGCTTATATTGCTGCGGTTCAATTCAAAGAATCGTTTTATGAACCCGCTCCAGAAATTGGATATGTTTTCATAGGTAAACACCTTGAATACCCATCTGGTGATGTTCCAACCATAATCAGTGACACCACTTTTGACGAAAAGACGGCATGGGATAACATGTATGCCGCCAAAAAAATAACTGGTAATGATGTAGAGTTAGTTATTCCTAGAATTAACTGGACAGCAGGCACATATTATAAACAATATGATGATTTGGTTTCGTTGGAAAGTCTTGCGACATCTGATGAACAAATTGTTTTTTCCGTAACTGCTAACTCAGGTTCTTATGGTGTAAACAGTTTTATTACTTTTTCTAGCACAGGTAGTAATACTTCCGCTAACGCCAGAATTTATGTTCATTCAAATGGCGCTATTCAAAATGTAGTTGTTCTTTCAAATGGTGTGTACGGCCGAGGTGATACAGTAACAGCGGCTCCAAACACAGGTAATGCATCGTTGACTGTCACACTAAATCCAACGAGTGTTAAACCGATGTATGTAATGACATCGGAAAGAAATGTTTATAAGTGTCTGTCAAACAATAATTCAATATCTTCAACTGTAGAACCACGTGGTGATTATACTTCATCGAATGGTAATATTGCCACATCTGATGGTTACATTTGGAAGTACATGTTCAATGTTAAACCATCAAATAGATTTTTAACTGATGAATGGATTCCTGTTCCAACATCCATAACTCAATTAGATTACGGTTCAAGTATTCTTGATGTAATTGATGGTGAATTAACGACTATTGTCGTGACAAATAATGGTAATGGTTATTATGAAAACAATGTTCGTATTATTGACGCATTCACAGAAGGATGCACAGTATTGACATTGGCAAATACAACAAATGTCGCAGCAAACATGTCGATATCAGGAACAGGTATCACAATCGGTTCTTATGTACAAAGCGTAGGGGTTGTTTTGGGACAGCCACAACTTACACTTTCAACTCCAACATCAGGATCGGGTGGCGGAAACACAGCAGCAACCGCAGCACAATTGAGAACTAGAATATTTCTTGATGGTGATGGAACATCAACTGTTGCTGCTGCCACAATAAACACTGTAGGAAATGTAGAAAAGATTTCAGTAACAACCATTGGAACTGGCTACTCACGTGCCAATGTGTTCATTTTTGGAACTGGTTCAAATGCTCTGGCCAGAGCAATTTTGGACATGAAATACGGACATGCGAACAATCCAGCCAGAGAATTAATGGCTAATAGCGTCATGGTTTGCAGCAGAATTGGTGAAATCGACACCACTGAAGGTGGCAAAATACCAGCAAATACAACGTTTAGACAATATGGAATCTTTGTAAATCCGCATAAATATGGTGATGCCAATGTCGTTACTTCAGCAAATGCAAGTGACGTAATTTCACAAACAAGAACACTAACTTTAGTTCCTGGTGGAAGTTATTCTTTAGATGAATTCGTCTATCAGGGAATCAGTGCAAATAATGCAGTGTCTTATGGTTTTGTTTTGAATCAAACTTCAAACGAAATAAAAATTACAAATGTAAAAGGAACTTTCCAAACTGGTGTTCCTGTTATTGGTGCTAATTCTGGTGTAAGTCGATTGGTGGTTAGCACACAAGACCCAGAATTTGAACCGTATAGTGGAGATATGTTATACATCGAAAATGATGTTTCCACAAGAAGATTTGATGGTCAAGCAGAAAACATAAGACTTATTGTTAGATTTTAGAGGTTATTAAATGCCATTAACTACGAATTTTAATGTTGATCCATATTACGATGAT